AGAAAATTATGCCACTCAAGAAAGGTTATTCACAGAAAACCATCTCCAAAAACATCAGTAAGGAGATGAAGGCTGGTTACCCGCAGAAGCAGGCTGTTGCGATGGCTTTGAGTTCTGCCCGTAAATCTCGTGTTGCCGCTGGAAAACCTGTTGGACGACTCAGGAAATGACTGAATTTCCCTCACTGGTGTACAAGGCTGAAGGGAAGTATCTTCGCCTCAAGGGCACTTACGATTTCACAGGCGTTAAAAACGCTGAAGAACTGGAGCAAAAGCTCAGTGAAGGCTGGTTTGAAAGCCTTGAGGCTGCAATCGAAGCTAAAAACCGCCCAGTGGAGCCTCAGAAGACCATTTCTGAGCCTGTTCCAGATGATTTTGCACCTCCCACCCGTCAAGAACTGGAAACCAAGGCTACAGAGCTTGGAATCAAGTTTGATGGCAGGTACAGTGACAAGAAGATCGCTCAGATGATTGACGAAGCACTAGCCAAGTAACATGAGCTGGACCAAGAAACAGATTATTGAGCAGGCATTCGAGGAAATCGGGCTCGCGTCGTACATTTTCGACCTGACCGCCGATCAACTCGACAGTGCGCTCAGGCGTTTGGATCTCATGGTCGCCTCTTGGCAGGCAAGGAACATTCAGATTGGTTATCCTCTCCCGGTCAGCCCTCAAAACAGCAATATTGATGATCCTATTGAGACATCTCTCACGAACAACGAGGCTCTGGTGCTTAACCTTGCTGTACGTCTTGCTCCCGCCTACGGAAAGTCTTTGTCGCCGGATACGAAAGCTAACGCGAAAATGCTTTACGATCAGCTTCTGATGGAGGCTGCCGCTCCGTTCGAGCAACAGTTTCCGCGCACGCTCCCGCTTGGGGCTGGGTTCAAGCGCACCGATCAGGTTTTCGTCAATGTTCCAGACCTTAACCCGCTTGTGGTCGAAAATAACGACCAGATGCTCTTCAAGAACTCTTAGTCTATGGCTATCGAACGCCTTTCACTGATCGACACGATCACAAGCAGCACCTACTTTGCTGTCAACGTCAACAACCAGGATTACCGCGCTGCCGCTGACACTGTCGCCCAGTACATCCAGTCTCAAGGCGCTGCCGGGGATGGGAAAATCATCCAGTACGCAGGCCCGACATCCACGGGCTTCAGTGTTACCATCACCAACAGCAGTGCCAGTGTTTGGCTGGTGCTCACTCCCAACGCTACGATGGCGGCTGGTACGATCGTTCTCCCTGATGTTGCGAACTGCGTGGAGTCTCAGGAAATCATCGTCAGTTCGTCTCAGACGGTGACGGCTTTGACAATCAACCTGAATGGTGCACTGGGCGTTGGCACTCCTACGACAATCTCCTCTGGAGGCTTCTTCACACTGCGCTTTGAACCAATACTCAAGACTTGGTATCGTGTTGGCTAACTGAATTGACTTATGGGACTCGCCTTTCAACCTGCTTACAGCCTTGGCGTAACAGTTACGCCGAATGTCACATCGCAATCCATCACTCTGGGACTCACTTCTGAATCCTTGGTGTTCACCAACCTCGGTTCGACCGTTGTCTATGTTCGCGTAGGCACTGCGACATCTGGGACGCCTGCGACGACTGCTGGCTATCCCGTGCTCGTGGGCTCCCAAGTGAGCATCGGCAAGGATCAGGACGATGACACGGTTTCCTTCATCTCGCCTGGTGGAGCTGGTTCACTGCACATCATCCAAGGAATTGGCCTGTGATTCGCTTTCTGTCCAGACGCAGGTCTAAAACGCCGGCGACGGTTGGTGGGGTAACACCTCCGCCTCCCGGCACGTTTACTTACCTGCGTCCAGATGCGACCTCCCAGTTCAAACGTCCTGACGGCACCTCAATCTACATCAGACCCTAGCCATGCCAGACCTTACAGTTTCAGCCGACATTGACTCCTTCATGCAGTCCGCTAACAAGGCTGCTGCTGTCTCGTTTTTAGGAGCACTCACAACCGCCCAGATTGCGGGGCTTTCGACCACTGCGCCTGCGGCTCTTGCCACTGCTCCAGTGGTTGGCTTGAGCACATTTGCCTCTCCTGCTGACCATCAGCATGTGTTTCCTACCGCTGCAGAGGTTGGAGCGTTGAGCACTGCTGATATTGCCGGGCTGTCCACGACGGCTCCCGCTGCGTTGGCTACGACTCCTGTTGTGGGCTTGAGCACGTTTGCAGCACGGGCAGACCACCAACATCAGTACAGCCCTACCTCTAGTCAGGTCTTTACGACCTCTGGCAACTACACTATTCCTGCTGGTGCATTTGCGATTGGCATGGAACTTTTGGCAGCAGGCGGAGGAGGTGGTTCTGGAAGAAGGAACGCAAGCGGAACAGTTGTGCGATGTGGCGGAGGTGGGGGTGCAGGAGGAAGCTACCTTTCAACGATTGTGCCTGTAAGCGCGATTGGTGGAGTTGGCGCTGTGATCCCGATTGGGATTGGTGCAGGTGGCGCTGGTGGAGCAGGTGTCATTGTTGATTCAGATGGTAATCCTGGATCTCCCGGCGGAAATACTACCTTTGGCTCCTTCTTTACTGCGTTTGGAGGCGGGAACGGATCTGGTGGCACCGCAACAAGCGGAGCGGCTGGGTCTGCTGTCTTGGCATCAAACACAGGCGGAGCCGCAGCAACAAATGGTGGCTCAGGTGGAGTTGGGTTGCCGATCTCAACGTATTCTCCTGCAATGCGCGGTGGTGCTGGAGGAGGTGCTGGAGGAGGGATCAGCACCGCAAATGCAACATTTCAAGGCGGAGCAGGAGGACGTTCAAGTGTTCTAAATTTAGCAGGCGGAGCAGGAGGATCAGCGGGCGCAAATGGAGTTGCTGGAACTGCAAATGCAAATGCTGCTTCTGGAATCTTTGCTCCGGGTTCTGGTGGAGGCGGAGGCGGATCAAGTACAGCCTCTGCTGGAGGCAATGGCGCTGCTGGAGGTTTTCCGGCTAGTGGTGGAGGTGGAGGTGGATCCACTCAAACGGGTGGTGCTTCTGGAAATGGTGGCACTGGCGCAGATGGCATGGCAATCATCACAGCTTACTTCTAAGCATGAAATACGCAGTAATCAGTTCCGAAACAAACATCGTGGAGAACGTTGTCATCTGGGACGGCGTGACTCCTTGGACTCCTCCTGCTGGCTACTACGTTGAGCCAATCGGAGACTCTGGTGCTGGAATTGGCTGGAGCTACATCAACGGTCAGTTTGTTCCTCCTCCTCCAACTCCTGAAGATGCCTAAAAAACAAGTCAACCTGTCTGTCGCCCGAGGCGAGAAGCTGCCCGTGTACAAAGGAGCAGGACTTACCGCCAAGGGAAGAGCGAAATACAACGCTGCAACCGGCAGCAACCTCAAGCCACCGGCTCCTCATCCTAAGACTGAGAAAGACGCAGCCCGCAGGCGCTCTTTTTGCGCCAGAATGGGCGGAATGCCTGGGCCTATGAAGGACGAGAAAGGCCGGCCAACTCGCAAAGCTGCAAGCATGAAACGCTGGAACTGCAAATGAAAAAGGGTCTATACAGTAATATTCATGCTAAACGTGAACGCATCGAAGCCGGCTCAAAGGAGCGGATGCGCAAGCCGGGATCCAAGGGAGCACCCACTGCTGCTGCGTTTAAAGCTGCTGCCAAGACTGCGAAGAAGAAGTAATGCAAGTCCCAATCCTCAACGGCATCTACACTGACACCGCTGGGGATTTCCGCGTGGAATACCCGCGCAACATGGTGCCAGTCATTCTGAACACTGGCATCTCTGCCGGCTACTTCCGCCCAGCAGACGGGATTGTAAGCCTAGGCACTGGTCCCGGCATTGACCGTGGAGCGATTGAGTGGCAGGGCCTGCTTTACCGCGTGATGGGCACGAAGCTCGTGTCGATCTCTAGTACGAACGTCGTGACTGTCATCGGGGACGTTGGTGGCACTGGTCAGGTGACCTTCGACTACTCGTTCGACTACTTGGCAATCGCATCAGGCGGCAATTTATTCCTGTACCGTCCAAGCACCGGGCTCCAACAGGTCACGGACCCCGACCTCGGCACAGTAATCGATGTCGTCTGGGTGGATGGCTACTTTATGACGACAGACGGCGAGTTCCTGATCGTGACGGAACTCAACAACCCGTTTGCGGTTAACCCGCTCAAGTACGGCTCCGCTGAAGCTGATCCTGACCCAATCGTTGCTCTGCAAAAGGTCCGTAACGAGGTCTATGCGCTCAACCGGCACACCATCGAAGTCTTCGACAACGTGGGCGGCAGTCTCTTCCCGTTCCAGCGTGTAGAAGGCGCTCAGGTGCAGCGGGGCACTATCGGCACACACACTTGCTGTGTCTTCCAAGAGTCGATTGCGTTCATTGGTGGAGGCCGTAACGAAGCCCCGGCAGTCTGGCTTATCGCTGGCTCGAACGCGGAGAAGATCTCCAGCCGCGAGGTTGACCTATTGTTGACCGAGTTTACTGAGGCGCAACTCTCCACCGTTCTGATGGAAGCGCGTGTAGACAACGGTTACAGGCAGCTTTACATCCATCTGCCTAACCAGACGCTGGTGTTCGACGCAGCCTCGACGACTCAGGCCGGATCGCCAGTCTGGTTTACGCTTTCCACTGGGCTTGTTGGTCCTGCGCAGTACAGAGCAAAGAACTTGGTCTGGGCGTATAACCGCTGGAACGTAGGTAACCCAGCAAGCACTGCATTTGGCTACCTGACCGACACACTCTCTTCTCACTGGGGCGAACTCAACGGCTGGCAGTTCTCGACAATCATCATCTATAACGAAAGCCGTGGAGTGATCTTCCATGAATTAGAGCTTGTGGCACTGACTGGCAACACGATCTTTGGACAAGACCCAAGCATCTGGACCTCCTACACTGAGGATGGCTTAACCTGGAGCCAAGAACGAGTCTGCAAGGCCGGTAAGACCGGGGTGCGTGGCAAGAGGCTGTCTTGGTTACAGCAAGGCAGGATGCGCCAGTGGAGAGCGCAGAAGTTCCGTGGCACGAGTGATGCGCAACTGGCTGTAGCTCGCCTTGAGGCGCGGATAGAACCTTTGGTGGTGTGATATGGACGGCCCCTACAAAATCACTCGTAACGAGCTGGCTCAGTTCCTGCCCTCGCAGCGAGCGATCAGGGCTTTTGAGCAACTGTTCGACCTCATCCCATCAGGCCTCGATACCAATACCACACTGATCGAGGAAGCCTCGATAAACGCACAGAATGCGGACTCTAAGGCAGTTCAGGCACTGTCCGCTATAGACAGACTCGCAAACGCGGTTGAACTGCTCGCACTGGCTCCTCGGAGCGTTGAAGTCAGCAGTATTTCTGATATTGCTCCTCCAGTCGTACAGGTGACTGCGCAGCCAGACATTCTGCCTCCAGTCATCAATGAAGTGCGCAGGAAACGCTATGGAGTGTTCCACAGTACAGCTACCCAGACCGCTGCTGTCATCAACACGGCGTATCCGATGACTTTTGATGTTACGGACCTGTCTTTTGGAATCTACACCGGGACACCAAACAGCCGGATATACATCGACACAGAGGGCATCTACAACTTTCAGTTCTCTGCGCAGCTTGACAAGATTTCAGGCGGGGTTGGCTTCTTCTTTATATGGCCCAGAGTGAATGGAATTGACATTCCAGACTCTGCGACTCAGATTCGTATTCAAGGCAACAACGCAGAAACAGTTGCCGCGTGGAATTTCGTGTTGCCACTCAACGCCGGAGATTACTTCGAGCTAACCTGGAGCACAGATGACACCTCTTGCCAGATATTGGCCTCGGCAGCCACTCCTCCAGTCCCTGCCATTCCATCGGTGATTCTCACGGTCACAGACAACATTTCCTAACTATGGCTGTCACAGTCAAAAACATCATACCGCCTAAGCAGCTTGAGAACTCTCAGACTGCGCAGTACACCGCTGTCAACTGTAAGACCATCATCGACAAGGCGACTGTGACGAATACGAACACAGCTAACGTGACCTTGAGTGTCAACCTGATCGTGTCTGGTGGTTCTGCCGGCAACTCCAACTTGGTGGTCAAGACTCGCTCGATTGTCCCCGGCGAGACTTACCTGTGCCCTGAGCTTGTTGGTCAGGTTCTCGAAGCTGGTGGGTTCATTTCGACGCTGGCAGGGACTGCTTCTGCTTTGACGTTTACCGCTTCTGGAAGGGAGATCACCTAGTATGGTGTGTGAACTCACAGCGCCAGTTGATGCAACAGATCAGATCGAGGCTAAGCTCCTTGAGTTGCCTCAGGTTGACTGTCCTGTTCTGCATCATTTCGGCCCTGGGGTTTACATTCGCGAAGTGAGAATGCCGGCTGGAGGGATATTTTTAGGCCATAGACACAAGCACAAGCACACAAACATTTTAGTGTCAGGAAGAGTTAGATATATAAATGAAGGAAAAGACATAGCTCTC